CTGCTACTGAGAGCGAAAAGTTCTTGGGTCTAGTAGAAGAACTTTCTTTCGAAAGCGAAGAGACTTTTACTTCTAAAGTAAAAACTATCCGTGAAAATTACTTCACTACTAAGCCAACTGCAGAAGTTTCTTCTGTAGTTACTGATACTCCAGTAGAGAGCCTAACTGAAGAAGCTGTTAAGACAGTTGACCCAACTATGGCAAAATATCTACAAGCACTCAACAAACGTTAATTTAAAGGAAATAACATGACAACACGTCAAGACTTGATGAAAAAGTGGGCTCCGATTCTAGAGCACGCAGAAGCATCCCCAATCAAAGATAACTACCGTAAGGAAGTTACTGCTGTTCTTTTGGAAAACCAAGAACGCGAAATGGCTAAGCAACGCGAAGCATTGTTCGAAACTGCACCAACTAACGCTGTTGGTTCTTATGGTGACACTGGCGGTTTCGCTAAGTTTGATCCAGTTTTGATCAGCTTGGTTCGCCGTGCAATGCCACAATTGATCGCCTATGATATCGCTGGCGTTCAACCAATGACTCAACCAACTGGCTTGATCTTCGCAATGAAGTCTCGCTACGGTTCTATGGGTGGTACTGAGGCTTTGTTCAACGAAGCTGATACTGACTTCTCTGGTACTGGTACTCACGAAGGTTCTAACCCAGCAACTGGTACTTATACTACTGGTACTGGTATCGCTACTGCTGACGCTGAGCGTCTAGGTCAGGGTGGTTCTGGTGACGGTACTTTCGGTCAAATGGCATTCAGCATCGAAAAGACTGCTGTTACTGCTAAGACTCGTGCTTTGAAGGCTGAGTACTCTATCGAACTTGCACAAGACATGAAGTCTGTGCACGGTCTAGATGCTGAAGGCGAACTAAGCAACATCCTTTCTGCTGAAATCTTGGCAGAAATCAACCGTGAAGTTATCCGTACTGTGTACAAGACTGCTAAGGTTGGTGCTCAAGTTGGTACTGCTACTGCTGGTACTTTCGACTTGGACGTTGATGCTAACGGTCGTTGGTCTGTTGAAAAGTTCAAGGGCTTGATGTTCCAAGTTGAACGTGAAGCTAACGCTATCGCTCAACAAACTCGTCGTGGTCGTGGTAACTTCATCATCTGTTCTTCTGACGTAGCTTCTGCTTTGGCAATGGCTGGCGTGCTTGACTATGCTCCTGCATTGTCTACTGGTTTGAACGTGGATGAGGCTTCTACTACTTTCGCTGGTGTGTTGAATGGTAAGTACAAAGTGTATGTTGATCCATACTCTGCTAACCAATCTGGTACTCAGTTCATGACTGTTGGTTACAAAGGCACTTCTGCTTTTGACGCTGGCTTGTTCTACTGCCCATACGTTCCATTGCAAATGGTTCGTGCTGTTGATCCAAACAGCTTCCAACCTAAGATTGGCTTCAAGACTCGTTACGGTCTAGTTGCTAACCCATTCGTGGACTTGGACGATGGTTCTGGTACTACTGGCAACTTCACTGCCAACGCTAACTACTACTACCGTCGTGTAGCGATTACAAACTTGATGTAATCGAAATCGGCTTCGTTATGATATGAAGCCGACATAGAAGCGGTAATTTAGAGGGAGACAGCAATGTCTCCCTTTTTTCATGGAGATAAATAGATACATGGCTACTACTCTTACCTGTCCCGTTCCAAGCAACATCAATCCACTCTCACCGAATGGGTTCTTGTTTAGCATTCAAAAACTTCCTTCGCTGAACTTCTTTTGTCAGCAAGTGAACCTTCCAGGAATTATGCTAGGTGTTCCTGAATTTGGCAACCCATTCAGAACAACTCCAGTTCCAGGTGAAACTCTAACCTACGATCAGTTGACTGTTCAATTCCTAGTTGATGAGAACATGAGCAACTACAAAGCGATCTACAACTGGATCGTTGCTCTTGGTTTCCCTACCTCGTACGATGAATATATTACATTCATTGACGCAGACGATCGTGGAATCACTAGCGAACTTGCAAAGAACTACTCTGACGCAACGCTGCAAATCCTTGGTGCAAACAACACTGCGATTCAAACCGTGCAAATTGTGGACATGTTCCCAATGGCGCTTGACTCACTAATGTTCCAATCAACAAACCAAGACGTAAACTACCTTGTAGGCAACGCAACATTCCGTTATTCTTACTATAAATTCTTGTAAGACAAATTTGATTTTTTTGTGAATCTACGGTATACTGTAGAGAATACAACTTGAGGTTATTATGAATATTGAACAGATACAAGACATGTGGGAAGCTGACGCTGAGATTGATGACAACTATCTCGGCGAACATGCAACAAAGACTCCCAAACTCCACGCCAAGTACGTCAAGCTACTGGTCGGCGTGAAACTCAAACATACCAAACTCTCCTCTGATTACAACATGCTGCGTAAAGCGAAGTTTCGCTATTACCGTGGAGAGTTGTCACGTGAAGAACTTACTGACTTGGGTTGGTCTCAATGGCAAGGTGTTAAACCACTCAAGAATGAGATGGACGAATTCCTACAAGGCGACACCGAGCTAAATACATTGAGGGTTAAGATTGACTACCTCGAAACAATGATTTATTTACTTGAGTCTATTCTAACTCAGATCAAGGCACGTGACTGGCAATTGAAGTCTGCGATAGAATGGAAGAAATTTTTAGCAGGCATGTAATTGGCGACTATAACTATTGAGAAACTTGATGAAGTATACATGCGTGTGTTCAGTGACGCAAGCATTGAGCAAGAACTAGCAGACTTCTTCACGTATGAATATCCAGGAGCAAGATTCACCCCACAATACAAAGCACGTTTGTGGGACGGTAAAGTGCGTCTCTACGACCAAGTAAGAAAAACTCTGTACATTGGTTTGCTTCAATACGTTGAAGAGTTTTGTGTTCGCAATAGTTATGAATTGGTTTACAAAACACCAATCACTCATGACAATGGTATTACTCACGAACTCGTACAAGAGTTTGCTGAGTGGCTGAACCCACATGGACGTGGCAAGCCAATCGAAATCCGTGACTATCAAGTAGAAGCAGTTAAGACTGCTCTTGATAAAGAACGCACCCTACTTCTTTCCCCAACTGCATCAGGTAAGTCGTTTATCATCTACACGACAATGCGTTGGCATTTGCAACAGAATCGTAAGTGCATTATCATTGTGCCAACCACATCATTGGTTGAGCAGCTGTATGCTGACTTTGAAGACTACTCCAGTGCAAATGGATTCGTAGTCAAGGATTACGTTCAAAAACTCTACTCTGGTTTCACCAAAGATCTTTCTCGTGAAGTTCTAATCACCACATGGCAATCAGTCTATCTGCAACCTAAGTCTTGGTTCCGTCAGTTTGATGTTATCTTTGGGGATGAGGCTCACCAGTTTAAAGCAAAGTCGCTTATTGGTGTAATGGAAAAGATGGATGAGATCCGTTATCGTATTGGCACAACTGGTACGCTAGATAATAAAAAGATCCATCGTCTTGTGCTTGAAGGTGTGTTTGGTCCAGTGCATCGTGTAACAACTACCAAAGCATTGATGGAAACGCAAAAGCTGGCTCAGCTAAACATCATGTGTGTTGTGTTAAAGTACAGCGAAGAAATTCGCAAAGCACGCAAGAACAATACTTACCAAGAAGAAATGGACTGGATCGTTAGCCACTATCCTCGTAATAAGTTCATTCGTAATCTTACTGTAAAGAGCAAAGGTAATACGCTAGTGCTTTTCCAATATGTTGAGAAACACGGCAAGGTTCTTTACGATATGATTAAAGAAAAAGTGCATGAAGACCGCAAGGTGTTCTTTGTTTACGGTGGCACTGATACTGCAGATCGTGAAGCCATCCGCCACATCTGCGAAGGTGAGACTGATGCAATCATTATTGCGTCGTACGGCACATTCTCAACAGGTATTAACATTCCGTCAATCGAGAACGTAGTGTTTGCATCACCAAGCAAGTCCAAGATTCGTAACTTACAATCTATTGGTCGTGGTTTGCGTTTGAGTGATGGTAAAGCAGCTTGTAATCTTTACGATCTTGCTGACGACTTGCACTGGAAGTCTTGGAAGAATCATACGCTGAATCATGCAGCTGAACGCTACAAGACGTATGCCGAAGAACAATTTGATTTGAAATTAGTGGAAGTGAATTTATGATTACATACATCGTTATAAAACTAATGTCAGGAGAGCAAGTAATGGCTTCTCTTGAAGACGATGCAGGTGACTACTTGGAAGTTTCATTCCCAATGGTGATTAAAGCTACAGCTGTTTCTGATGGACATCGTATCCAAGAGCAAGTTACTGCTCATCCGTTCTGTCAATTCTCAGCGGATAAATACTTTCGTCTACCGAAATCGTGCATCATGTTCTACAAAGAACTGCATGAATCTTTGATTCCGCATTATACAAGAATTGTAAACAACTACGAAAAGACTGTGCTCGTCAAACCACAAAATCAAAAAGAACTTGAGTGGGATGAACCAGAAGGTATGACCTTGGATGAGATTCGTAAGCGAATCGACATGCTGGAGGACATCTTTGGAAAGACCGAGACGGAAGAACCAGAGGAAGACAAGAGAGTCTTCATTGAAGGAAACGATACACTACACTAAGTAGTCATCATCAACCCTAACACCGTTAGTATACCCCTTCGTCAAATAAAAAGCAAATATATCTGAGGTTGCAAGTCTGCAAAGATAGCACTTCAAGATAAGTTTGCTTTTTTTTCATTTCTGTTGTATACTTCTCTTTAGCTGGTCAAATAACCAGGAAATAATAATATGGCGCATTACGTTAACAACGCTGACTTTTTAGCAGCTATCAAAGAATACAAACAAAAGGTTTTAGAAGCAGAAGAAAGTGGTGCTGAGAAACCGCAGGTAAGCAACTACATCGGGGAGTGCATCTTAAAGATCGCCACTCACCTTTCGTACAAGCCTAACTTCATCAACTACTCGTACAAGGATGACATGATCCTAGACGGGATCGAAAACTGCATTCAGTACATTGACAACTTTGACCCCAACAAGTCAAATAATCCCTTTGCTTATTTCACGCAGATTATCTTTTATGCGTTCTTGAGACGTATTGCCAAAGAAAAGAAACAATCATACATTAAGAACAAGCTGATCAAAGACATGCCGTTCGAGATGTTTGAGTTGCAGGAACAAGATGAAGATGGAACTTATCACAATGCTTACATAGATTATATGCAATCAACTTCTCTTGACAGTGGCGAAGAATTCTACGCTGCAAAAGCTGCCAAGAAAAAGAACAAAAAAGCCACAAGCAACTTAGATGAATTTATAGGTGACAAAAATGAGTACGGTGAATCAATCAGTTCGGGAGATGATTCGGAACCTCAGTAATGGTTCTGGAATATCTTATACACCAAGAGCCAGCACTAACCGCAACCGTAGGCGCAGGATAGCGAGGGGTTCAAAAAGAACTCTAAAGCGATTCACCTATGAAGCAATAGACAACATGGTAAACATGAATACATATATGAACAATGAAACTGAAAACAAAATCTTCTTGGGTGTGTCTGACTTTGATGACCTGATCACTAGCGAACTGTTGAAGCGTCGAGTGGACGCTGGTAAACAAACAGTGCACCGTGAGACTACTGTATTGGCAAACCGTCAAAAATGGTCGAGTTGGGCAGAAGAAAACTTTAAGGGAGACTTGTTTGTACAAGGTAATGCATCCTCTGGCTTTATCATTGAAGAACTCTCTGACAACTACATCACATACTCTGTAAACTCCAACTCTACCACTGTTCGTGTTTTTGGTGATGTTGACTTTTGCGAAGGTGTTCTTCAGATCGTTGAATCTAACTTCAGCGTAGTTACATCATACATTGAGTGGATCTACTCTAGCGATGGCAACTCTGTCAACGTGCCACTGAACCGTGAGCGTCTGCCCTGCGCAGAAATGTACCCATTCCTGAACGGTGAGTCTCTGGAATCGTACTACGACCGCTACATGAACTCCAACGCAAACATCCTTCTCCTGATTGGACCTCCAGGAACAGGCAAGACTACGTTCATTCGTGGTTTGATATCACACACAAACTCAAGCGCCATCGTCACATACGATGCAGGCATTCTTGAGAAGGATGGTTTCTTTGCTCGCTTTATTGAAGACGACACTGGCGTTATGGTTCTTGAAGACTCTGACGCATTCTTGAAGTCACGCAGCGATGGCAACACAATGATGCACCGTTTCTTGAACGTGGGTGATGGACTTGTGACTACAAAGGGTAAGAAGATGATCTTCTCTACCAACCTGCCAAGCATCCGTGACATTGACTCTGCGCTGGTTCGTCCAGGACGTTGTTTTGACATTGTGACTTTTGCTCCGCTGTCACAAGAAGAAGCTGAAGCACTGGCTACTAAATTAGGTGTAACTATTGACGGTAAACAAAAGTCTTGGAGCATTGCTGAGATCTTCAACAAACAAACTCACGCTGCTGTTGCCGCAACTAACCGAAAGGTAGGATTCATTTGAAAGTCGCAATCATCACAGACCAGCACTTTGGTGCTCGTAACGACAGTCTAGTTTTCCTAGACTTCTTTGAGAAGTTTTACGATAACGTGTTCTTTCCTACGTTGGATGAAAACAATATTGATACTGTTCTTATCCTTGGTGACACTTTTGATCGACGCAAGTATGTAAACTTCTATTCTCTGCAACGTGCCAAGGATATGTTCTTTGATAAGTTAGCACAGCGTAACATTACTGTTCATATGCTGGCTGGCAATCACGACACTTATTACAAAAACACTAACGATGTAAACTCTCCCGATCTACTCTTGCGTGAGTATGATAACATCAACGTGATTGATCACCCAGCGACAATCTATGTTGATGAAACTCCGATCTGTATGATGCCTTGGATTTGTCCTGAGAACTATCAAGATTCAATTGATACGATGAAGGATACCAAAGCAGACATCTGTATGGGTCACTTTGAAATTGCTGGGTTTGCCATGTACCGAGGAATGGAAAGTCATGAGGGTTTGTCTAAAGATCTTTTTAATAAGTTCGACGTTGTTTTTAGTGGGCATTATCATCACAAGTCTGATGACGGACACATCTACTACCTTGGAAACCCCTACGAACTTACATGGCAGGACTATAACGATTCCAGAGGGTTTCATTTGTTCGATCTCGGAACAAGAGAACTTGACTTCATCCGAAATCCTTATTCGGTGTTTGCCCGAGTCGAGTACGACGACAAAGAAAAAGATCCAATCGACCTCGACGCATTGGATCTGAAAAATTGTTTCGTCAAGCTAGTTGTTGTAAACAAGACTGACTATTATAAATTTGACAAGTTCACTCAGAAGTTGTATAATAAAGGATGTCACGAGATTAAGATCGTTGAAGACATGTCAGAGTTTTCTGATGGTGAAATTGGCGAAGAAATCAATCTTGAAGACACGATGTCTGTTCTCTCTCACTACATTGATACTGTTGAGACTGACGTTGATAAAGAAATGGTAAAGACTTTTATGAAGTCTCTTTATACGGAAGCTGTCAACATTGAGGTTGTCTGATGCATCAACTCGAGATTAAGTATTTCTATCCGCTCACTGAGCAGATGGATCTTGACTTAGATTACAAACCTTGTAATGAATTTGAAGAAGCAAAGCGTAAGAAGTGGCTTACTGATTCTATCGCCTCTAGTGGGCAGTATTTGATTGCTGGTAATGGGATTACTGATACAACTTGGGCTACTACAGCATCTTTACAATTCAAACCAGACCCAAAGGCAGTCGGTCACTGGGCAATTGGTAAAGATATTCAAGTGTGGCGTGAACAGCGACCAAACTGGTTGCATCGTAAAATGACCAAAGTATTCTTTGGTTGGGAATGGAAAGATAAATGATCGTTTTTAAGAGTATTGAATGGAAGAACTTTTTGTCAACAGGTAACTCTGCCAACAAGGTTTTTCTAAACAAGTCCTCCACTACACTAATCATCGGTAAGAACGGTGAAGGTAAGTCAACAATTCTTGATGCTCTTTGCTTTGCCTTATTCGGCAAGCCTTTCCGCAACATCAATAAGAACCAACTGATCAACTCGATCAATGGTAAGGGAACAGTTGTTACCATTGAGTTCTCTGCCAACGGCAAAGAGTATAAAGTTGTTCGTGGCATCAAACCAAACATCTTTGAAATTTGGTGCAACGATGAGTTGATGAATCAAGACGCTGCTGCCAAAGACTACCAGAAAGCACTTGAGCAACAAATCCTACGTTTGAACTACAAGACATTCACTCAAGTGGTTATCTTGGGTTCAGCCTCGTTTGTTCCATTCATGCAGCTCACCAGCTACCAACGTCGAGAAGTTATTGAGGACATCCTTGATATCCGCATCTTCTCTACCATGAATCAGTTGTTGAAAGAAAAAGCCAATGAGACACGTGACGATATCAAGAGGATTGAGGGGGAAGTTGCGACTGCGAAGACTCAAGTGGAAGGACAGACTCTACTCATTAAGACTCTTACAGCTGCCAAGTCAGACGCTATTGAGTCGTTACTGGCTAAAGTCCAAACTAATAACGAACAAATACTCTCCAGCGAAGCAAAGGTGGCTGAACTGGTTGCTGAGATTACCACACTCAAATCACAATCTGCGAAAAAGAGTGATGTTGATACGCAAATTGAAAAAGCGAAATCAATTCGTTCAAAACTCGATGCCAAGATTGAACATTGCACGCATCACTCGGAGTTCTTTACTGAAAACGATGTATGCCCAAGCTGCTCGCAAGATATCCCTGATGCCCACAAGCAAAGTATTCTCAAGGACTTGAACTCTAAGATCGACGACAATAACACTAAGATTGAAGAACTGGAAACTGTTCTCACTAAGCTGAACTCTCAGTTGTCTGAAATCAATGAAGTACTCAACGTGATCACTGACAAGAACATTGAGATGTCTACTCACAATAGTACCATCACTTTGTTGAACAAGCAGAACGCTGAACTTCAAAGCGAAATTGAAGAACATAAATCTGATACCACTAACGTGGATGAAGAAAAACGTAAGTTGAAAGAACTTGCTCAGAATGCACTTGACAAAATCAAAGTCAAGACTACTCTTCAAGAACAACGTAATCTAGAAGAAGTTGCCAATGCTCTATTGAAAGACACTGGTATCAAGACTGCTATCATTCGTGAGTACCTACCAGTGATGAACAAGTTGATCAACAAGTACCTTCAAGCAATGGATGCTTACATTCACTTTGAACTTGATGAATCATTCAATGAGAAAGTTAAGTCACGTTTCCGTGACGACTTTACTTACGCAAGTTTCTCTGAGGGTGAGAAGATGCGTATCGACTTATCAATCTTGTTCACATGGCGTCAAGTGGCAAAGATGAAGAACTCAGTAAACACTAACCTTCTGTTGCTTGATGAAATCTTTGACTCGTCTCTCGAT